TGGTACAAGCACATTAGGTACAACTTCTATTACTGGCACAACTTTATCAGTAGGTTCTGATTTTACCGTAACAGGAGCAAGTGGTGTAACTGAAATAGGCGGCATGTTAAGCGCAGACGGAGGCATCCAGGTAAGAAATACTGCTAATACTGCTGAAGCATTTAGTGTTGCACTTGGTACAGGTAATACTAATATAGTAGGTACATTAGATGTAACTGGTACAACCACTGTACATGACTTAAATATCACCGGCGCATTAGGTGTAACAGAAGGACTAACAGTAACAGACGACTTTAGTGTTAACGGAAATTTTGTAGTAACTGCCGCAACAGGTAATACACAAATTGATGGAACTCTTACAGCAGACGGCAACTTTAACATTAACAACCAGTTTACTGTAACAGCATCTACAGGTGCAACAAATATTGCAAGCGGTCCGTTAACAGTTGGCGGGTTAACTACACTTAATGGTGGTATTACAGCAGACAGCGGCGTGTTTACTGTAGCAGATGGTACTGGTAGTATTGCTACAAGTGGCACTTTATCTGTAACAGGTGCTACAACTTTAAGTAGTACATTAAGTGCAGACGGCGGCATTGAAGTAAGAAATACAGGTAATACAGCAGAAGCATTTAGTGTACAAGCAGGTACTGGTAATATAGATACCGAAGGTACACTTGATGTAGGTGGTGATGTTACTATAGGAACTAACGTAGTTACTATAGACGCTGGAAACGGAAATACAATTATTGCCGGTACATTAAATGTAAATACAAGTGCAACAGTAGCATCGTTACGTGTGTCAGACTTAACTACAGTTAATGCTGTATTGCTCGGCCAATCATCAGGTGAAGTTGCTGATAGTTCAAACCTAACATTTAGCGGTAGTTTACTCGATGTAACAGGCAGCATTGATGTATCGGGCAATGTAGATATTGCAGGAAATGTATTTGCTGATAATGCTTATATAGAAACTTTAAATGTTAACGAAATACCAGTTACAGGAAGTGCTGGGTTAATTACAGGTTCGAGTGCATTTACATTTAACCCAACAGGTGGTATATTAAGCGTAACTGGTAGTATAACTACAAACGGTACTGTAACTGGATCAACTTTCTTAGGAAACATTACTGCTCCAGGAACAAGTACTTTCTCAGGACAAACTAACTTAAATGGTCCGGTTACTTTATCTAATAATTTAACAATAGGTGCAAGTGTAGGTAGTATTAACGCAACCAGTGGTGCTATTGCAACAAATTCAACAATAACAGCAGGTGGCTTAGCAAGTCTAAATGGTGGCATTAATGTTGATAGTGGTGCATTTACTGTATCAGGAGATGGTTTTGGTAGTGTCTTTATAGACGGTCAAACAAATATTGATAATAATCTATTAATTACAAGCTCTGGAGATATTACACTAAGTGACGGTGTGTCTACTGTAATCACACTAGATGGCGCAACAGGCGGAATTAGTGCAGATGGTAATTTAGACATTGCAGGTGATGCTAATCTTTACGGTAGTATTACAAGAATAGGTAATGCTGTATCTGATGAATTAGAAATTAACTCTGTACTAACAAAAGGCTTTTACTTAAAAGCAGGTACATTAAATGCAGATATAGGTAGTACAACTACAAGATTTGCTGATGCGTTTTTAGAAAATTTAAATGTATCAGAGAATGTTACTATTGCAGGTGATTTAACTGTAGAAGGAGAGTTTACAACTGTAAATGCACAAACTGTTGCTATAGCAGATAATATCATTACATTGAACTCGGGACAAGCAGCAGCGGATGCAGGAATTGAAATAGATTTATCTGGTACTACAAAAGAACTAAAATGGGCTAATACTGCCGGTGAATGGACAGTTGGCTCGGAAACATTTGTTGCAGGAGCGTTTAGAGGTGACTTACATGCAAGTGATAGTGCTGTATTAATTAACCAGACAACTAAAGCAGTAGATGTTGCAAGTGTAACTACAAGCGGAAACACAACAGTAGGCGGAATACTTGCTGTAAATGGTACAAACTTAAATGTTGGTTCAGGAAACTTTGTTGTAACAGGTGCAAATGGTAACACTGATATTGCAGGTATACTTAATGTAGGTAGTAGTAACTTTACTGTACAACCAGGATCAGGTAACACATTAGTTGCTGGTACATTAGGTATAACAGGTCTAACAACTATAGATACATCAACTATTACCGGTGTAATGAATGTTACAAGTTCAATAGACTCGACTGGAACAACTAACGGCGCTATTAAGATACTAGGTGGGATTGGTCTATCTGGTAATATACATATGGGCGGCAATTTACATGTTGGTGGTACAATTAACGCAACAAGCGGTACTATTACTGGAACTACTTTAGGCACTACATCAAGCAGAGTTACAATAGAAGCTGATAATATCGGTGTTAGTGGTCTAATTACAGGTGACATTAGTGGTTCTGTAACAAGTGGTAACGTTGCAATTACTGGCGGTACAATTAATACTACTCCAATAGGCGGCGCAAGTGCTGCTACAGCAGATGTTATTAGAGGTACAGTAATCACAGCAGAAACTAACTTTGTCGGAAATATTACTGGTAACGTTACATCAACTGGTACATCTACATTTGACGGTATAGATGTAAGCGGCGGCGAGATAGACGGTACAGTAATAGGTGGTAACGATCCTGCAAACATAACTGGTTTAGTTATTGAAGCAGACACAGAATTTAGAGGAAACATTGTTGCTGCATCAGGAACAAGTTCATTTACAAATTTAACTGTAAACGGAAATATTACTAACACAGGTTCAACAAGTACTGCAACGTTTAGAGATTTAAGTGTAGTTGGTAACTTTGTTCCTAACGCTCTTAATGTTACTACTGATGCAGACATAGGCGGCAACTTAACTGTTGGCGGCACTGCACAATTTGACACAACTCTATTACAAGTTAATCAAGCTGCAACAGGTGTACCGGCCAATTCACTAACAGCAGGTATTGAAGTAAGCAGAGGTAGTTCTCCATCTAAAAGACTTAACTGGGACGAAGGCGGATCAACCTGGACAGTAAGTACTGAGAAATTTACAGCAGGTACATTTGAAGCTACTAGTACAATTACTGCCCCAACTGTAACTGCTGATGTAACTGGTAATGTAACTGGTAACATAACATCATCTGGATCATCATCGTTTACTACAGTTGATATTAACGGTGGTACTATTGACGGCACTGTTATAGGTTCTAACTCACCTGCTGCTATAACTGGTACAACTATTACTTCTAACTCAGGCTTTAGTGGTAACTTAACAGGTAACGTAACAGGCAATGTAACTTCAACTGGTACTTCAACATTTACAACTGTTGACATTAACGGTGGTGCCATTGATGGTACTACAGTAGGTGCAACAACAGCCGCAACTGTACGTGGTACTACAATCACAGCAACAACTGGTTTTGTAGGTGATATTACTGGTGACTTAACTGGTCTAGCAGATAGAGCAGATAAATTAGAAACAACACGAACAATTGCGTTAGCTGGCGATGTTGCTGGTAGTATCGGATTCGATGGTACTTCAAATGTAACTATTAATACAACAATACAACCTAACAGTGTAGATATTGTTGCAGATACAACAGGCGATTATGCAAGAACTGTAACTGTAAGTGGCAATGGTTTGTCGATTACTGGAACACAGGGACACGATATAGCTTATCAAGTAATATCAAATGCAGTTTCAACTAACACAGCAAGTACAATAGTATTTAGAGATACATTTGGTGCATTTAGTGCAGGCGACATAACAGGTTCGCTTATTACTGCTAACACTAGATTAGACGGCATTACAAGGGGTAATGTACAATCTACTGCTGACGGTGCATTTGCAGCAGGTGTTACACTTGTAAATGCAGCAGACAGAACATTAGACAATATTAAAGATATTACATCCGAAGATGGTACATTTGATACAATTGACATTAATGGTGGTAATATAGACGGTACTGTAATCGGTGGTGCAACACCAGCAGCAGGTACATTTCTTGCATTAGAAGGTACGACTATCGAAGCAACAACAGGATTTACTGGAGATTTAACAGGTGATGTGCTCGCAAGTGATGCAAGTGTAATACTTAATCATACAGCAAAATCAGTTAATGCAACAAACTTAGATGGTATATTAGGTGCTAATACAGCAGCGGCTGCAACAGTAACAACACTAGCAGCAAGTGGTGCAGTAACTCTTACAGCAGGCACAGCATCTAACTCAACTACAACAGGTACACTTGTTATAACAGGCGGTGCAGGCGTAAGTGGCACAGTAAGTGCAGGACAATTTGTTGGTCCGGTACAAGGTGCTTTAGTTGGCACAGTTGGCGCAGGCGGAATTGCAAATAGAAACTCAGGTGAATTTACAACTGTAAATACTGATAGTAATGTTGTAGTTGGCGGCTCACTTACTGTTAACTCTGCAACATCAACATTTAGTACTGTTGATATTAACGGCGGCGCAATAGACGGAACACGTATAGGTGGTGCTACACCTGATAACGCAGACTTCTTAGATGTAGAAGGTACAACAATTACAGCATCTACAGGGTTTGTAGGTAACATTACTGCACCGTCAGGTGGTACAGTAGGAACATCTACACTACATGATTTAGATCTACAAGGTGACTTAACTGTAGCAAGCGGAAGTATTATATTTGGTGCCAACACTGTAATTGACAATAGTAGAAATGCTACGTTTAATGACTTAACTGTACAAGGTACATTCTTACCAAACACATTGAATGTTACATCAACAGCCGTAATAGGAACAGACTTAACAGTTAATGGCGACCTTACAGTTAATGGCACAACTACAACACTTGATACTGATAATATTACACTGGCAGATAACACAATTGTACTGAATACAGGATATTCAGGACTGTCAAGTGGCGCATTTACATCAGGTATTGAAATTGACCAAAACGGTACATCAACAAGCCTACTATGGAACAACGGCACAAATACTTGGACAGTTGGTAATAAAAACTTTACAGCAACTAGCTTTATTGCAACAACAGATTTCCAAGGTGCATTAGTTGGTAACGTTACTGGTAAAATTGGTGAAACTTCAAGAGACACAGGTAAGTTTACAACATTAGATACAACCGGAACTGTTACAGTTGGTACAAGTTTAACTGTTAATGGAGGCGTTGCAACACTTGGCAATGTTGACATAAATGGTGGTAATATAGACGGTACTGTGATAGGCAATAATGTTCCGTCAACAGTTACTGGTACAACAATTACAGCCAGCCAATTTGTAGGTCCAGTTGATGGACATGTAACAGGTGACGTAACAGTAGAAGCAGGCGATACACTAAACGTAGACGGTATTGTAGACATTGATGCAAGTTCAGGTAATATGGACAATGTAGTTATAGGTGCAACAACACCAGTATCTGGTACATTTACAACTATAACTGGTAACACAAGTATAACTAGCGGAACTACAGGAACAGGACCAATTACTGGTGGTGTTATTACAGCAGCAACAAACTTTGCAGGTGCATTAACAGGTGATGTAACAAGTTCAGGTACAAGCACATTTGAAATTGTTGAAATAGATACTAGTGCTGATATTCAAACACTTGATGTACAAGCAGGTACAAGTTTATTAGGAACATTGGATGTTACCGGTGCAGCAACATTTGTAAGTCAAGTTAATGTTGAAGATGATGTTATTACACTTAATTCAGATTATACATCTGGTGCTCCGTTAACAAGCGGACAGCAAGGTATACAAGTTCTTAGAGGTGATGAAAATACTGTAAGATTTGTATGGGTAGAAAGTCAAGATAGATGGGAAACACAAAATACTGATTTACGTGTAGGTGAGGATCTATCTGTTAATGGAACAATTATATCAACCGGCGGAATTCAAAGCACACCAATTGGTAATGTAACTCCTAATACAGGTAAATTTACAACTCTTGAAACAACAGGCAATGTAACTATTACAGGCGATATTGACCATACAGGCGACTTTGCAACTACAAGTGCAGCAATTAAAATTGATAATGCTGAGTCTTCAATGAGCAATTTGCTTGGTTCGGGTATTTATGTAGGAGCAGACAGTCTTTCAGGTAGACCACATATTATAGTTGGATCAAACAGCAAATGGGAATTTAACAGAGACTTTGTTGCAACTGCCGGCAGTCAATTTATAGGTGATATAACAGGCGATGTAACAGGTAACATTACATCGTCAGGTACAAGTACATTTAGTGGTACAGTTGATCTTAATGGTGCTACAGTAAACAACGCAGCATTTAACCTAGTTGGTGATCTTACAGGTACAGCAGATGATGCAGATGCATTGTCAAGTGCTGTAACTGTTACATTAGCAGGAGATGTAGCAGGTACTGCAACCTTTACAAATGCAGGCGATACAGCAGCAATTACAACAGTTATCCAAAACGGATCAGTTGAAAATGTAATGTTAGCAGGTTCTATTACTAATGATAAACTTGTAAATGATTCAGTAATTATAGGCGCAACTGAAGTAGATTTAGGCACAACTGTAACAGCATTTACAGGACTAACTAGTTTAACTTCAACAGTATTACTTGGTGAGTTAGGTGCTCCGGCAACTAGAAATGATATTTATGCATCAGCTATAAGTGCTACTGGAATCGTTACAGCGCCAACATTTGCTGGTAATCTAAGCGCAACTGGCACAAGTACACTGGGTGCAGCAGTATTCAGTGGTAATGCAGTATTTAATGCAGGACTTTCTGTTGCATCAGGTCAAACAGCAACGATCAACGGAGACCTAGACGTTAACGGAACTACTACATTTGCAGATATTACTGTTCCAGGAACATTTACTGCTGAGTCTACTGCTAACTTTAACACTGACTTTATTAAACTAAATGCACTAGGTACAGTACAAAATGCAGGTATAACAATTGAGCGTGGAGCTACTGATGTTTCGTTCTTCTGGGATGAATCAAATGACAAATGGTCTATAGCAAGCGAAACACTTGTAGCCGGTATGGTAGAAAGTGATGTAACAGGACATCACTACGGTGATGTAACAATTGCAGGCGGCGAAACTATCGATGTTAGTGCAGGTACAATAACTTTTGCTAACGATCAAATCAGTGGTAATGCAATTAACGGTGGTACTATTGATTCTATTACTATTACAACATTAGCGTCATCAACTGTAAACATAGACGGTGGCTCGATTGATGGAGTTTCGATAGGTAACGCATCTAGAGGCACTGGTAAGTTTAGTACACTTGACGCAACTGGAGCAATTACTACAGACACTAACGTCACAGCAACAGGATCGATAAATGGTGCAACAGTTGTTGCAACTACATCAATGACAGCACCTCTATTCACAGGTGACTTAACTGGTGACGCAGATGGCGATCATACTGGTACATTTACAGGTACAATGAGCGGCGCGATCGGCGGCGCATCAGACAGAAGCACAGCGCACTTTAGTACAGTTGATGCATCTAATGCTACACTATCAAGTGCAGACATTAACGGCGGTACAATTGACGGTGTTGTTATTGGCGGCGCATCTCCGAACTTAATTACAGGTACTACTATTAGTGGTACTACTATTAATGCAAGTACATTTAATGGTAATATCACAGGCGATGTAACAGGCGATGTAACAGGTAATGTAACAATTCCAGTCGGTGATACACTAACAGTTAACGGTACGTTTGCAATTGATAATATGACAGTCAATCAAAACTTAACTGTAACAGGAGATATGACTGTAAACGGCACTACTACATCTCTTAATACTGAAGAAATTAAACTTGCTGACAATTATATTCTACTAAACAGTGGTACTAGCACAGCACAAAATGCTGGTTTAGAAGTTGATTTATCAGGTGGAACAACTAAGTCATTAGAATGGACTACGTCATCCGGCGGCAGATGGAGTGTTGGGTCTGAAGACTTTGCAGCAGCAAACTTTATTGGTGATGTAACTGGTGATGTAACTGGTAATGTTACAGGTAACATAACATCAACTGGCACTTCAACGTTCACAACAATTGATGTGAATGGTGGTAATATTGACGGAACAATTATTGGCGGTACATCTAGAGCTGAAATAACTGGTACAACAATTACCGCAGACACAAGATTCTATGGTCCATTAACTGGTGATGTAACTGGTGATATAGTAGGTGATGTTACTGGTACAGTAAGTAGCATTACAAATCACTCAACAACTGACTTATCAGAAGGTTCTAATTTATATTATACCGATGCAAGAGCAAGAGCATCTGTTAGTGTTACTGATACAGGCGGCGACGGCGGTCTTACTTATAATAGTACAAGTGGTGTGTTTACTTATACAGGCCCAAGTGCATCAGAAGTAAGAGCACATATTACAGGAAGTACTGGTGTAACATTTTCAGGCGGTGCAATAAGTATAGGACAACCAGTTGGTACAACAGATAATGTTACGTTTAACGATGTTGATGTTGATGGTGACTTAACTGTTGCAGGTTCGTTGTCGTTTGGTACTGTTGAAATTACAAATAGTTTAACAGTTTCAGGCAATATAACTTCACTAGAATCAGAACAGATAGCGTTCTCTGATAACTTTATACTACTTAATGCAGTTCCGTCAGGAAGTACGCCACACGCAGGCGAAACAGCAGGTATTGAAATTGATAGAGGAACTAACTCTAACAAATTCTTTAGTTGGGATGAAACTGCTGATAAATGGTCACTAGGCGGTGAAACGCTTGTGGCTGGTACAGTTGAAGCCGACTTTACAGGTACATTAACTGGTAGAGTTAACCACGCAAGTGGTACATCAAACTTCCAAAATATTGATGCTACTGGTACAATTGAAGCAGATGGTGTTATAACTGGTAACGCTGGCTTCTCAGGAGACTTGACTGGTAATGTATCTGGTACAGTAAATGATATTTCTAATCATTCAACAACAGCATTAAGTGAAGGTACAAATTTATACTTCACAACTGCAAGAGTAAACAATCATCTACTATCAAACATTATTAATAACGTTATGCCAGCAGCTGGTACAGGTGGTACTTTAGACTTAGGTACTAACGGTCTAAGATGGAGAGATGGTTACTTTACTAGAGATGTTGTAGCAGACTCACTTACTGCTGTAACTAAAAACTTCGTAATTGATCACCCAACTAAGGAAGATCATAAATTAAGATATGCATCACTCGAGGGTCCAGAAAATGGTGTATATGTAAGAGGTAAACTAAAAGGTGAAAATGTAATTGAACTACCTGACTATTGGACAGCACTAGTACATGAAGAGTCAATTACAGTTAACTTAACAGCAAACCTCGGCTTCCAGCAATTATATGTTGAGAAGATAGAAGATGGCAAAGTGTATATTAATATTGCAGGGGCAGATATTGATGCAATTGATTGTTTCTATACAGTTTACGGTGAACGTAAAGATGTAGACAGACTTGAGATTGAATTTAAAAAGGACTCAGAATAAATGGCTAATACAGATAAAAACATTACCATACGCCCACGCACAGGTGATAATTCATTAAATCCTGTTATAGAATTCGACGGCGCAAGCGGCAGCACCGGTGCTCAACAAATTACTTTAACTGTTTTACCAGATGACGATGGTACTCTAATTTTAGCAGGAGCCGGCGGTGATATTTTTGAAATTACAGATAATGGTATATACAGCGCAGAAGTAACTGGAGATCTTAGAGTAAGTGGAACAATAGTTGCAAGCACTGGATTAACTATAGGGTCAGATACTATAGCAGAATATGTATCGGATACTGTAGGTGCAATGATTACTGGCGGCAGTCAAGCAGGCATTACTGTAGATTATTTAGATGTTGATAACACAATTGATTTTAATGTAGATGATTTTACTATAACACTAACTGGTGATGTAGCAGGATCAGGCACCGTTACTAATTTAGGAGATGTAAGTTTTGCTGCTACTATACAAGCAAATAGTGTTGCACTAGGTACAGACACTACTGGTAACTACATGTCAGGTATATCAGGAACTACTAATGAAGTAGAAGTTACACATACACCAGGCGAGGGATCATCGGCTACAGTTGGATTACCTGATAGTGTCTCAATCACAAATAATCTTACACTAGGAGGATATCTTGCAGGTCCTACAAGTTTTACAATAGACCCGGCAACAGTAGGTAATGATACTGGTACAGTTATTATTGCCGGTAACTTAACAGTCAACGGTACAACAACACAAGTTAATTCAACAACTGTTAATATTGCAGACAATAATATACTTCTTAATTCTAATCACACAGGTGCACCTACTGCAAATGCAGGAATAACAGTCGAAAGAGGATCGTCAACAGATGCACTATTGCAATGGAACGAATCAAGCGATCATTGGGAATTATCTGGACCAGGAACTACTACAGGAAGAATACTTACAACAGGTGACGAGGGAGCAGGCAATGGTATCGATGCCGATACACTAGATGGTCAACAAGGTACTTATTACTTAGACCATGATAATTTTACTAACGTACCAGATCCTGAGGTAACCGTAACACTTACAGGAGCGGTAACAGGCACTGCAACTGCTACATTAACAAATTTAGGCAATGCGACAGCATCGGTTGCTACAACTGCTACTAGTGACCCGACACTAACCCTTACCGGTGACGTATCTGGTTCAGCTACTTTTACTAACTTAGGCAATGCTACACTTACCGCTACTGTAGCAAATGATAGTCACACTCATGCCTTTGATAACCTTACAAGTAAAACAAGCGGCACTGGAGATTATGCTACAACAGGCGATTTACAGTCTGGTAAAGGCAGCGGCGGCGTAGCAATGACTATCAACGACGGTTATGGTAATGCTAACTTAACATTTAATCATAGAAACGGAACACCAGAGCAAGCTGGTAATGCTGCTAGAATAGAAGTTAATACTGATTCTACTTCGGGTGCTAGTATGAACTTTGAAGTTAAGTCAAACGTCTCAGCTAATAGTGCTATTCAAACAAGTTCTATTCTTAATTTAGCAGAAACAAATTCAACTTTTTATACTAATGTGTTGCCTTCTGCAAATAACACTAAAAATTTAGGAGCATCTGGAACAGTATGGAATACAGTTTATGCTACGTTGTTTAATGGTACAGCACTTGAGGCATACTATGCTGACCTTGCTGAAAATTATATAGGTGATAAAAAATACGAACCGGGTACAGTAGTTGTGTTCGGCGGATCAGAAGAGGTTACTACAACAGATCAAAAAGGTAACTTTAGAATTGCCGGAGTTGTGTCAACTGATGCTGCTTACTTAATGAACAGTGGACTAGAAGGTGACACAGTAATGCCGATTGCACTTCAAGGTCGAGTACCATGTAAAGTTATAGGAAAAGTTGAAAAAGGCGACATGCTAGTTACTAGTGCAATTTCAGGATATGCAATGGTCGACAATAGACCAAGTATCGGTACTGTAATAGGTAAGGCAGTTGGTACTAAGGATACTAGTGATAAAGGCATAGTTGAAGTTGTAGTAGGTAGAGTTTAAAAAAGTTCAATCATTTTAAAAATTGTTTCTAATTTAGCTTTATTAATTTTACTATTAAGAGTATTACGTAATCCTTGATGTAATGGTTTAGGCCAATTATTAAATGTTACCCACGCATATCCAGTATGTTCGCCATTTAATTTAGGAATAAATTCTTCTTCTATTATACAAAGATAAGTATGAAATTGAAAGTGTTTATCGTTACTAATAAATGTTTCTAATGGAATTGTTTTTTTAATAGTAGGCAAACTTCCTATTTCTTCTACTATTTCACGCTTTAGCCCTTCCCACGGTGTTTCTGAGATTTCATTTGTTCCACCGACGATACCCCATTGGTTATTTCTTTTACTGCCATTTCTATATAGCAATAAAAATCTATTTGTATCTAATGTATAAAATAAAGCACCACTACAGGTAATATCACTCGTCATACAAGTAGTTATACTTCTAAATCAATTCTCCATGTTCCTACTGGATATTCGCCATCAATGCTTAATAACCAAGATCCATTTGCATATCGATACTGTATACTTGTATTTAGATTTGTTGTATAGGTAATTGTAGTTGATTCACTTGCATCAAACACAATAACCCATTTAGCACCATCCCATTCTATTATATCGTTTGCACTAGCCACAAAGTTAGTATTATCGTTATTCTTCCATGCTACTGCGCCTTCAACAGCATCGATATTACCAATGTCACCGAGTAATAGTAAGCGAACTCCGGATGCCTTTGTTGTTGTAGGATCAAATGTACTAGGGTCAATAATAAAATCTACACTTGTTCTGCCACTAATAATAGTATCTTGAGGGAAACTATCTGAATCCCAGGCTATATTTAAAACTGTTTCGTTTAATGGGTTTAAACTTATTGTGCCTGTTGGTGTTGCAGATGAATCTTTATTGTTTAGATATATTCTTGATATGTCGGCTGTAAACTTACCAGGTTGAGTTTCGAATACATCATTCCAGTTTATCGTACCTAAACTACCTTTATGTATTATTTTTGCAGTAGTACCTTCAACATAAATTGCATAATTTAAATAATTTACATTAGCCATTTGACTTGATATTTCTGTAACTGCTTTTCTGCCACTTGCTGTTTCTGTTACTCCGGCTGTAATTCCGTCATCGTATGCATTTACTTGAGGTTGCGTAATTCCAGATTCGATATCACCAGTAGTTTCATCAAATAGACTTGTAATAATATTTTGTATTACACCGAGACGTTTTACTTTTGCAGGCGGCGAAATATAAATCGGAATAATAAAACTAAGCGTAGCTATATCTACTTCGCTTTCTAATCCCACCGGTACAGTCCTATTACTCCAGTTAATATTTTCTAATTCTAGTGTAGTAATACTTGTCCAGTCAATAAAATTATCCGTAGTCTGTAATTCTAGTGTAGGATTAAACCATACACCTATTTGTTCTATAATTTGTAATTTTTGATCTGTATTACTTGTCCATACATCAACATTTGCTTTAAGTGTAAACGGAGTCGGCATTAAGCGTTCAACAGTATAATTTTTGCCTTGGGTATTAAGATATTCGTTTGTATTTTCATCAAACTCTCTTTCTTTAATATTAATTTTATTTACAAAAGATGGATCTTGTGTTCTTTCTCTATCTTGATCTAACCCTGTTATATAAACACTCATTCGTGGAACACTTGGTAATTTATTTTCAGAATTATCTCTAATTAAGTTTGCTACTTGTCTAGTTAAATCGCCGTACATAACCGGTACAGTTGTTATTTTTCCTTTACCGTCCTTGACCGGAAAGTTGCTCATTATACGCATTAACTGTGTAATATAGCGCCTAATTTGTCCATCATAAAAATGTTGCATTAATTATCTGCCTTTGGTTTTAGAGCTTTACTAACAGATTGACGCTCGGGTATAGTATCGCCACCTATTGTGTTATTTGCACTATTATTAATAAATCCTGCTTTCAGCGTAGATCTTGTATTTGAATTTGTAAGTGTTTCACGTAAGTTATCTTCAACCTTAATCCACCTAGTTCCGTCAAATCTAAATAATCTATTAGGCATATAATCTGTTCTTAAAAAATAGTCTCCAGAATCGTTTGATCCTGGAAATGATATTCCGCTACCAAACGCACTACCGTTAGGTGTTTCACCGTCACCATAATCAACAAGATAACCAGAGTATCCGTCTTTTTCTGGAGGTCCACTTGTAGTAATGTTTCCGCCGCCGTTAGGATTTTCTATTTGCTGTAAGTCAGCAGTTCCGTCAGCATTACGTGCTATTGTGTAAAAATGACTAGTTTCATATCCACTTAATGGCGCTTCAACTTCTGCTTGAGCAATTACTGCGTTGTTTATCTGCATTTCTTTTTCATAAGTAGAAAGCAAGTCACGTAAAGTATTGCTACCTGGTTCTTCTTCATTAGCAGGTAGATCTAATATCTCACTGTATTCCTGACCGTCGTATATTTGTTTTAGTTTTAATCTATATAAATGTGGATACCATGTATGACTAAATCCTTCTGAACCTCTACTTACATCTTCTATTACATAAAACCGTTTTAATGCAATATCATAATCGTTTAGTGCATACTCGTCTTTTAAATGTGGTAACTCAATAACATCACCACTTAACGGTTTACGACCTATTGTTTTTACAATACTTCTAATATGCACGGTCATAAACAATGTATCATTTGACAGGAACAATCCAAATTGACTCAAATCAAAATCAATGTCTTGTACATTATAAATTGCTCTGTGCGTGTATACATCTGGATCATATTTACGATCTCTGTTTTCAAGAAATAACAAATCCTGTATGTTAGTTTCCTTTACAGCATCGTATTGAGGCTGTACTGCATCTGCTTCACCCTCAGGTAAATTGTTTGATCCAAGATATTTATGGATATGAATGTCGGTACCCCCAACAGTAAACATTTCTAGAATTTGTCTGTCAATAAATTCATAATCATTACCGCGTTCGGGTCTATATAAAGATAACTTTGGCATATACATATTTATCGTAACGATAGTAACTACGATAAATACTATACGGAGATTTCATATGAGTAGTTTAAAAACAAAAAAGCAAGAGGTATTTGATTATGTTAACGCATTTTTAGGCGGAGGCATGATTGATGTTGAACTTGACCCAATACATTACGAAACTGCTTTAACAAAGGCATTAACACGTTTTAGACAGCGCTCAGACAATTCAGTTGAAGAATCTTATATGTTTATGCCTACAATTGTAGACACTAATGAATATACGCTACCAAGTGAAGTAATTGAAGTGCGTAAGTTATTTCGTAGATCAATTGGTTCACGTACTGGCGGCGGAGATGGTGGATCAATATACGAACCGTTTAATTTAGCATATACAAATACATATCTAATGTCTAGTTCAAATTTAGGCGGATTAGCAACATACGATATGTTTAGCCAATACCAAGAACTAGTAGGTAGAATGTTTGGTTCGTTTATTGAGTTTAAATGGAATACTTCGACTAAAAAATTAACGCTATTACAGCGTCCTAGATCAACCGAAACGTTAATGTTGTATTGCTATAATTATCGTCCAGATGAACAGTTACTTGACGATTATCTAGCAAAACAATGGATTAAAGATTATACACTTGCTAGTTGTAAATATATGTTAGGCGAAGCACGTTCAAAGTTTGCTACTATTGCTGGGCCTCAAGGTGGAAGTACTCTTAATGGTGACACACTTAAGGCAGAAGCACAAACTGAAATGGATAAGCTAGAACAGGAAGTTATACAACAAGTAGCAGGCGGCGCAGGTTATAGTTTCCTAATAGGTTAAAGATCGTTATCGTGTACATACAATTGAATTAGAGCATAGTGTAAAATTTTCATTAAATCTTTGCGAGCATCTGATGCTGTACCTTTTTTACCGTAACGGTTTGAATACTTATCAACATTACCCATACAGAAACCAGTTCCGTTTCCTCTGTCAATGATTACTTCAGTTGACTGAAATTTATTTGTGCTGTAATGTCCGTTATATGTTTTATCGATATATTCTTGAAACTCTTCAATATACTTTTTTTCGTCAAATTTGTAATCAATAGACGCTGATTTTTCATTATCATTTAAATACAAATCTGATGTTACTTTTGTTAGTCCCATGGGTGCTCCGTTTGTTTTAATAATATTAATTATAACGTATTTGTTATTCGATGTCAACCTAAAAGTCAGGCTTTAAATCACCTTGTTTCCATTTTACATCTATCTTCTGAACAATACGTTGACAATTAGCACATACGGTTTTTAGATTACTAGGTCGACAATTTTCCAAATTACCATCCATATGGTAAACGTCAAACTGTTCTTGATAAACACTCTTGTATCCGCATTTTTCGCATATGTTCTTTTTTTCATATCCTGCTATCTGCCATCTTGGAATACCGTGTCCGAGTCCGTGTTTTAAACATTGTTCGCATTTGCGTCTATAAAATGTTTTACCATTCTTTTTATAATTTATAGCAGCAGGGCGTTGTTTACATATGCATAAAGGTCTCATATTGTATTTATCGTACCTTTACCGCCCCTTTATCACCGAGTATTACAAGCATATAAACCTAAAATCTAATAAATACTATAGTAATTAAACCTTTAGGAGAAATATGATGGCATTAGTATCACCAGGTGTTGAGGTTCAGGTAATTGATGAGAGTTTTTACACTCCAGCTGCTCCTGGTACCGTACCAATGATATTTGTTGCTTCGGCAGAAGATAAAACAAATTCTGCAGGGACAGCCGTAGCAGCAGGAACAACAAAAGCAAATGCAGGTAAACCGTACCTGTTAACAAGTCAAAAAGATTTAGGAGATTTATTTGGAGATCCTACATTCTACTCAGACGCAAACGGAAATATGATTCACGGTGGTGAATTAAACGAATATGGACTACAAGCAGCATACTCATTACTAGGAATTACAAACCAAGTTTATGTAGCAAGAGCAGACTTTGACCTAGGCAAACTAGAAGCAAGTGCAACAGCTCCAGCAGGTAAGCCAACAGATGGTGCAAGTTGGTTTGATACAACAAATACTGTGTTTGGTTTACTAGAATGGAATGGCAATGCAGTTAATACTACAGGCGGCCAGAGTTTTAGCTCAGTTACACCTTTAGTAATTACTGAGGCATCTGACACTGCAACAGGAACAAATCCTTTAGCACCATCAGCAGCAGTAGGTGCAGTAGGTGATTATGCAGTAGTTACACTTAATACTTCAAACAATGTTTGGTATAAGAAAACAGGCGGAACTTGGGTTCAGGTTGGTTCAACAGATTGGGAAACAGCATGGCCTACAGTTTCAAGTATTGCACCAGTAGGTTCATTTACTGGCGGTGAGACTCTACTAATTAACAGTACTACAATTACAGCATCAGGTAATACTCTTGCAGATTTAGTAAGTGATATTAACGGCGCAACAATTACTGGTGTAACAGCATCGCTAGTAAGCGGAAAGATATACATATATGCAGATAGAACTGCTAACACATCTGCTGGCACTGTAGTTATTGCAGCAGGTACAATGGATCTAGCAGCAGCTGGACTAGTAGCAGGTACATATGCAATTCCAGCAGTAGCAACCGCAGCCCACACAAGTGTTCCAGAATGGAAGTCGAGTGATACATCTCCACGTCCAACTGGCTCTGTTTGGTTAAAAACAACTAATCCAAACGGCGGTGCAAACTTCTCAGTTAAGAAATATAGCACAGATACAGGACTATGGTCAAGTGTATCTGCTCCACTTTATACATCTAATGCAACAGCAATATATTGGTTAGATAAAACAGGCGGTGGTGCAAATTTAACTCTAGGTGACGTATATGTAAAAGTTAACATAACTGAAGCAGCAAGACCTATTGTTGATTACAAAATTTTTGCTAGAGCGGGTAACGGCGCTGCAACTGCAACAAGTCCAGTTATTACAGAAAGTACATTTGTTGCACAAGCATATGATTTTACAATTTCTGAAACAGTAAAAAACAGTGCAGCATATAGTACTCCTGCAAGTGTTGCATTTACAGCAACAGGTGCAACAACTGATGCAACTTTAATGGCAGGTGCTATCAATGCAGCAGGACTTACAAACGTAACAGCAAGTGTTACATCTGACAATAAAATTGTTATTACACATGCATTAGGTGGTGAAATCAAACTAGTTGATGGAACAAATACTCCACTTGCAGCAGCAGGTTTTGCAGTTTACGATGCAACTGATGCGACAACAACTACTAACTTTTATGCTGACCCAGATGGAACATCAAATGGTTATGTTGTTTCATTATGGAAAGTATTATCTTACTCAGCATCAGTAAGTGCTCCTAGCACATTAACAGCAGATGGTGAAATTTGGTATAGTAGTGTAATTGACGAAATAGACATTATGGTACATGATGGTGCTGATTGGAAAGGTTACGCAAATGAATTTGCAACAACTGATCCAGCAGGTCCAATTGTAAGTGCTACTGCTCCAACAGAGCAATCAGACGGTACTGCATTAGTAGATAATGATCTTTGGATTTCAACAGCAGATCTAGAAAACTTTCCAACTGTATATCGTTGGAATGCAACATTAAGCTCTTGGGCGGTTGTTGATAAAACAGATCAAACTACTGAAAACGGAATGCTATTTGCAGACGCACGTTGGTCAACAACAGGCGGCACAGCAACAGCACATACAGCAGGCGATATAGTAGATATGCTATCAAGCAATTATCTAGATCCAGATGCTCCGGATCCAGCACTATATCCAAAAGGTATGCTGCTATGGAACCTACGTAGAAGCGGATTTAACGTTAAGCGTTTTGAGCGTAACTATGTAGACACAGGTGAAACTAACCCACGTCAGTCAGATGCAAGTATGGCAAACTACTATCCACATCGTTGGGTAACTGACTCATCAAATCAACCAGACGGCTCGGGTACATTTGGACGCCACGCACAGCGTAAGTCAGTTGTACAAGCACTACAAGCAATGGTTAACGGTAACCAAGATATCAGAGATGACGAAACAAGAGTATTCAATATAATGGCTACTCCAGGTTATCCTGAACTAATTGGTGAAATGGTAACTCTAAACTATGACAGAAAGCTAACAGCATTTGTTGTAGGTGATACACCATTTAGACTAACACCAGATGCAACATCACTAAACAACTGGGCAACAAACGTTGCACTAGCTGTTGAAGATAACGATGACGGTGCAGTATCTAAAGACGAATACTTAGGCATGTATTACCCAAGTGGCTTTACAAGTGATAACGCAGGTAATAATGTTGTTGTTCCAGCTTCGCATATGGCGCTAAGAACAATAGTATTAAACGACCAAGTTGCTTATCCTTGGTATGCTCCAGCAGGCTCAAGACGCGGCGGAGTTAGCAATGCTTCAGCAGCAGGTTATATTAATGCTGAGGGAGAATTTGTTTCAATTGCACTAAATGCAGGACAGCGTGATGTACTATATTCAAATAGCATCAACCCAATTACACCAGTAGCTGGTGCAGGATTGTTAGTATTTGGACAAAAAACTCGTGCTAGAAGTGCAAGTGCATTAGACAGAGTTAACGTTGCAAGACTAACAGTTTACTTACGTAGACAGTTAGAAATACTTGCAAGACCATATCTATTTGAACCAAACGATGCAGCAACAAGATCACAAGTTAAAGCAGCAGCAGATGCGCTACTACTAGAACTTGTAAATCTAAGAGCATTGTATGACTTTGTAACTGTATGTGATACAACAAATAACACTACAGCTAGAATAGATAGAAATGAGTTGTATTTAGATATAGCCATTGAGCCAGTTAAGTCAATTGAGTTTATTTACATTCCATTGAGAATTAAGAACACAGGCGAAATAGCAGCATTAGGTTAATGCTAAAATAAGGGCTCTTTAATTAGAGCCCTTAATATGATAAATACTACTGTATTAGGAGAATAGAATGCCAGTAACAACATTACAAAATTTATCAGTTCCGTTCGAGGGTGAACAGAACTCATCGCTATTGATGCCAAAGCTTCAATATCGTTTTAGAGTATCATTTACAAGCTTTGGTGCAACTGTAGACGACAACGTAAAAGTCATGCAAGCACAAGTTGTAGATGTAACTCGTCCAAATTTAACATTTGAACAAATCACATTAGATGCTTATAACTCAAGAACATATCTTGCAGGTAAGCACACTTGGGACCCTATCTCGCTTACGTTGCGTGAAGATTCAAGTAACAATGTACAAAGAGCAGTTGGCAGCCAGCTACAGAAACAGTTCGACTTCTTTGAACAAGCTAGTGCAGCATCAGGCGGCAACTACAAATTCCAAACTGTTATTGAAATGCTAGACGGCGGCAATGCAGGTGTAGGACCACAAGTTTTAGATAGATTCGAACTTAAAGGCTGCTACATTGAATCAGCAAACTATAACACATTAGCATACGGCACAAGTGATGCAGTCACAGTTTCATTAAGTATCCGTTATGATAATGCTATACAAAAAGGTACTGACGGAGGCGCTGTAACTGGCGTTGGCGAAGTAACGCCTAGAGGGCTTGGTGCCGGCGTAGTATAAAATACTTAGATTGGATTCTATTCAAAACGGAGGCTTTACGTCTCCGTTTTTTTTTAGATAAATACATTATGGCATATCAATATAGTAATAACAATAATATACATTTAAAAGATGCACAACATGCACAAAACTTTTATACACAAAGTTCTTTGAGGTTTGCGCCAAATGTAAAGTATCTTTACCATGTTGTCTTTAATTTAAAAAAAGCAGTAGGTGTAGGTGCTACACCAAACGACGAAGTTGCAAGATTTGCGCCAAACACGTCGAGGCTTTTAAAAGAAATTGCAGTGATGGTTAAAACAGCAGATTTACCTCAATATACTGCAAGTGTTGATACTAAAAATCAATATAATAGAAAAAAGAATATTCAAACTAGGATCGATTATTCTCCCGTTACTATAACACTTCATGATGATAACAGTAGTGTAACATCTACTATGATGAAAGAATACTATAATTATTATTATACAGACGGCGTGAATTCACCGACAGCATATTCTACACGTAACAAATATAATTCAAATAATAGATCTAGATACGGTTTAGATAACGATAAAACTGATACATTTTTTGATAATATTAAAATATTCCAATTAGGTAGACAGCGATGGTATAGTTATACATTAGTAAACCCTCTTGTTACTTCTTGGGGGCACGATTCATTAGATTATTCCGATGGTGCAGGAACACTTGAAAATACTATGACAATAAATTATGAATCAGTATTTTACGACAACGGTAAGGTAGGCGAAAATAGTGAACCTATTAACTTTGAAGATCCTAGCTTTTATGATACAACTCCTAGCCCGTTAGAAGCAACTGGATCATCCGGATGGGTGAATCCTGATATTTCAAATGTGATACCTTCACCCGTTAGCGGATTAGTAAATACTCTTAACACAATTACTAATATAGCAAACACGGCATCTACAGTGGCAAATGTATTTAATCAGTTCGAAGGTTTATCTAGAGGAGCACAAATAGGCTCTGCTGCAATACTTGCAAGTAGATTGATTCCTCAACAACCAACTGTTTTATCAGGAGCACAAATAGCATCTGAAATTAATGCTTCACCTCAATTTGGAGCAGTGTTAACTAAACAGGCTGTACTAAAAGGATATGTTCCTGGTTTTGATTCAACTAATGCATGGCAATACGACGAATTAAGTACAACGGAAAAGAATGATATAATGAATGATGTGTTTGCAAAGTCGACACAGGTTGAAGAAACAGCAGAGTCATTACCAATTAAGAGACTTGCAACAAATATAATTCAAGGTGGATAATATGGAATATTTTGATCAAGATAATTTTTTTGATAGGCAGGATAATGAAAGAGTGCCTGTTACATCTAATGAATATAATGCATTAAATGGATATTTTGAAAAAAGAGGATTTAGTAAATCAAGTTCTAGAAAAATATCTGTAATGCTATTAGAACAAGCAAATAATAATAACATTCCAGTATTTCAATTAATAGATACACTTAATGGGTTATCACCTGTAGAACTTAACACTACGATATCTCAAATTTTAAATTTTAATAGAACTAAATCTAGCACAATAGGTTTTTCTCAAAATTTAGAATCTGCTAATTTTAGTCAAAGAAATATTATAATTTAAAATGGCTAGGTATGCACAAGGTAAGTATACGATTAAAAATCCTGAAAAGTATGCTGGTAACAAAGCTCCCACATATCGAAGTGGATGGGAATTTCACTTTATGAAATTTTGTGATGAGCATCCTTCTATTACACAATGGGCAAGTGAAGCAATACGTATTCCTTACAGAAATCCATTAACTGGCAAACACACCATTTATGTTCCAGATTTTTTTATAGCATATAATGATGCAAAAGGCAGAAGCCATGCCGAACTTATTGAAGTAAAACCTAGTAATCAAGCTGTAAAAGAAAATCTAGGAAAATCAAAACATAACCAAGTTCATTATGTAATCAATCAAGCAAAGTGGGAAGCAGCACGAACTTGGTCAAAACAAAATAAAATTACATTTCGTATCATAACTGAAAAAGATTTATACCACCAAGGCCGCACACGTAAATAGGCTAAATACTTATGGAGAGGGCAAACTCCATAAATTGAGGGTAAGATTATGATAGATCCAATTACAGCGATCACCGCCGCTACGGCTGCATTTAATGGTGTGAAAAAACTAGTTCATGCTGGTAGAGAAATTGAAGACGTTATGGGGCAACTGGGTAAGTGGTACGGTGCTGCTGCTGATTTAAACAGAGCAGAAGCACAACGTAAAAACCCTCCAATCTTTACAAAATTATTTAATAGCGGCTCTGTAGAAGAAGAAGCATTAGCCATTATCGTACAAAAGAAAAAACTGGCAGAACAAGAACAACAACTCCAAGACATGCTGAACATAAGATTTGGTTATGGTACTTGGAAAGAAATGATCGAATTGCGTAGAAAAATACGTAAGGAACGCGAAGAAACTTTGTACAAGCAGCAAGAACGTAAGGCAGCATTTATGGAAGGTTTCCTTGTTATAATCCTACTTGTAGGCTTAGCTGGGTTGATAGGACTTTCTGTATGGCTAACAGGACTTGGTGCCGGCTGGTGGGGCTAAATTGTTATATACCATTAAGTAATGAAAATACATCCGGTACTACTACATATCAATCTTGGTATAATAAAAAACTAAAAACATAGTATCAAATAGATTAAAAGAAGATATTAAATTTTACGGCTACGAATTTTAACTAAATACTTCAAATAATATAGGTGTAATACTATGACTAAAAAACTTGAAGACTTGCTTAATTTACCTGATTCGAGGGAAATTATTAAAAATGCTGAGAAGCAAGAAAAACAGCAAGCAAAATACGAAATCAAAGAACAAAATAAAACAATTCGTGATATAGAAGAGTTTGATAAAATAACTTCAGCACTACCTGCAGTTAAAGGCTTAGGAGATATGGCTGATAAAGAACTTAACGAAGTTGCACAAAAAGCCATGGATGCATATGACGATTTAATGGACTTAGGTATGAATGTTGAGTCGCGTTATGCAAGCAGAGTATTTGAAGTTGCTGGCGGCATGCTTAAGACTTCTCTAGATGCTAAAACAGCAAAACTAGATAAAAAACTTAAAATGATAGAACTACAACTTAAAAAAGAAAAGCAAGATAGAGATTCAAATCCAAATAACAACGATATTGTTAATGGCGACGGATATGTTGTAACAGACCGTAATAGTTTATTAGCACAGCTAAAAGGCATGAATAAAGATAAATAGTATATAAGGAATTACGATGAGATCATTTACTGAAATACTAACAGAGTCTAAAAAGACTTATGAATTTAAAATGGGCGTTGCTGGCGAATTACCGAAAGAATTTGAAGATACTTTAGAAACTTCTCTAAAGAAATTTGACATCCAAAGTATCGGCGCAGGAAAAAAGACACCGATACAAGAACGTCCATTAGATTTTCCACAACTTCAAAATATGGAAGTTACTTACTACGATATTGAACTTGGCTATCCTACTACTCCGCAAGTAATGCAAGAGTATGTTGGACGTTGCTGCGGCATAGACCAAGCATATGTTATAGTAAGAGGGGCTAATGATCCTAGAGAAGATTACCAAGAAAAAGCTGACGAAGGTCCATATGAAACTTTGTTAACAACTGAAGAATTAAAATCAGAAAGTGCGCAAGAATCAGCAGGCGAAAGTCGTGTAATGGAATTATTAAAAGAGCTTGAAACAGCAAGAAAAGAGCGTGAGCACGATCCTGCCGCGGCAGCACCAACGGAGAAATAAAATGAATATGAAAAAATTATTAGAGTCAATGGACAACATCGAAGAGTGTGGCATGAATGCTAGTGCTGATCCAATGATGGCGCCAAAGCCAGCAGACGAAGGTATGCCAGTATCTATGAACATTAGTTTAAATGCTAGTGGTGAAAAAAATGTATCAGACTTAATTAACATGATGAAAAATGCAGGCTTGGGAGGCGCTGCTCAAGTTACTCCAGATATGATGCCACCGCGTCAAGATATGGAACGACTACGTGATATTGTAGACGAGCCAGCAGATGGATTAGCACCTGATGCAGATCAACTGCCAACAGAGCCGGAAATGGAACCTTCATTAGGTAAAGAAGAGATTGCTACAGACGACGAAGCTGATGTTGAAGGATATGCTAACGAACCAGAACCAGCATACGGTGACATGTCAGATGTGATACCAGACGGTAATGATTTAAACCGTAAGAAGAAATCACACCCACCAGTAGCAGGTGGTGATAATCCTATGGCACTTGCTGACGAAGATGAAACTACATATGCTATTAGAGGTAAAAGTCCTGAAGCACAAGAAGAATTATCACGTAAAGCAAATGCAAGTAATACAATGGAATCAAATATTAAATCAAAGTTAATGGCTGCACTATCTGAAAAGAAAAAACAACCAGATTTAAATGACGACGGCAAGAATGACTTCAAGGATGTTCAGATTGCACGTAAGAACGCAGCAGCAAAAGCAGCAGCTAAAAAGAAATAAGAACGTTCTACCGACAGAGCGAACGGCCCAAATAGCACCTTAGGGTGCTATTTTTTTGGTTAAATATTACTATGGCAGCATCATTAGACGGCGTCTTAATTAAAAAGGCGAATAAACAAGAAACATTTACTGAAGAGCAATTAGCAGATCTAATGGCATGTATGGATCCTGAAACAGGATACTTACATTTTGCAAAGAATTTTGCATATATTCAGCATCCAGTAAAAGGTAAGTTACTATACAACCCTTTTAAATATCAACTCGGACTAATGGATAGTTACCATAATTTTAGATTTAACATAAACATGATGCCTAGGCAGACAGGTAAAACTACATGTGCTAGTATATACCTTACATGGTATGCAATGTTTGTACCTGATCAAACTATACTTATTGCTGCACACAAGTATACAGGTGCTCAAGAGATTATGTCTCGTATACGCTTTGTTTACGAGAGTTGTCCTGATCATATTAGAGCAGGTGTAACATCATATAACAAAGGTAGTATTGAATTTGAAAACGGTAGTAGAATAGTTTCGCAAACAACAACAGGCAACACAGGACGTGGTATGTCAATTTCGTTATTATACTGTGACGAGTTTGCGTTTGTGCAGCCAAACATTGCAGAAGAGTTTTGGACTTCGATATCACCTACACTAGCAACAGGTGGTCGTGCTATTATTACAAGCACACCAAACTCAGATGAAGATACGTTTGCTACTATTTGGAAACAAGCAGAAGACAAGTTTGATGCACACGGCAATGAAAACGATGTTGGCACAAACGGATTTCATAGTTTTAGATCAGAGTGGCACGAACATCCTGATCGTGACGAGAAATGGAAAGAGGAAGAAATTGGACGTATCGGTGAAGAGAAGTTTCGCCGTGAATACGGCTGTGAATTCTTAGTATTTGACGAAACTTTAATTAACTCAATTAAACTAGCATCTATGGGAGGCAAAAGTCCGTTAGTAAATATGGGACAAACACGTTGGTATAAAAAACCAACAGATGATTGCACATATGCAGTTGCATTAGATCCGTCAATGGGAACTGGTGGCGATAATGCTGCTATACAAGTATTTGAATTACCCAGTTATGAACAAGTTGCAGAATGGCAACATAACACAACGGCTATACCTGGACAGATCAGAGTGTTGGCGGACATCTGTAATTATCTTGTTTCTGAGACTGGTAATCCAAACGGAATTTACTGGAGCGTGGAGAACAATGGCATAGGCGAGGCTGCGCTTATCGTTATAAACGACTTCGGTGAAGAGAACATTCCAGGTTTGTTCGTCAGTGAGCCTATCCGCAAAGGACACGTTCGTAAATTCCGTAAGGGTTTTAATACTACGCATAGTACAAAAATTACAGCGTGTAGTAGATTAAAAACAATGATCGAAAATGACAAAATGATTATACACAGTAAGCCGTTCTTATCTGAACTTAAAAATTATATTGCTACCGGATCTAGTTATCAAGCTAAACTAGGACAAACCGATGATTTAATTAGTGCAACTCTTCTTGCGATCAGGATGATGGCAGTACTTAAAGATTGGGATCCTAGAATCTATAACACATTTACTCAAGCTGAAAATATGGACGACTATGAACCTCCAATGCCGATCTTCATAAGTACCAATTATTGATAAATACATTATGAAAGATTTAGATACAATAGGTAAAGATTTATTTGACAAAATCCGTGGCCGTTTCACTAGTGTAACTATTGGCGGCGAGGACGGTAAAGTTACTAATGAACCATCTAAAGCAAGATTCTTTGATTTTGAATATTCAGAATCTAGCAGAGCATTAGGTAATGTAAGTATTCAAATAAGCGAAGACGACGGACTTACAATAATTTATTCTAAAGACATTGTTGCAAATGAAGATAGTGTAACAAAGGATAACTGGTTTAACTTTTTAAAAGATATGAGGCAATTCAGTAAGAAACGCCTATTAGACTTTGATGTAAGAGACATCACTAAATCAAATTTAACAAAAAGAGATTACAAGTTTTTATCAAAAAAACGTTTCGGAGACGATAATATGAACGAATCAAAACTATATGGCACAGCACGTACTAGCTATCAAAAGGTTGGCGAAGCACGTATAATGATTAAGCACACAGAAAATGTAAACTTAGAAGCATCCAATCCACGTACAAAAAAGATTGGTACTATCTACATTGAAAGTGCAGGCGGTGAAAGATTTAAGTATCCATTTAAGCACCTAAGTGGCGCAAGAGCAATGGCTCGTCACGTATCAGAAGGTGGCAACTTATACGATGATTTTGGTTCACACATTATTGGCTTATCAGAAGAGATGGCAAAACTACGCAAGTTTAAATCATATATGGGTCGTTCAGCAGTAATGGCTGAAAGCCTAAGCGAGTATGTTGATGTTGTTAAAGATCGTATTAATACAGTGAGAAAAACAATTACATCACTACAAAAACCAAAGTTTTATGCCGAAGCATTTGCTACATATGAAGCACCTATTTTAGAAGATGTGCCAGCAGACGTTGCAGAGAACTGGACTGATCAACTTACTATTAAACAGTTTAACGAAGAATTAGCAGATGTATTCCCATACATTTATAAACTAGTAAGCGAAGCAACAAAAGCACAAGAATTAGGACCAGATGATTTAGTAAGAGAAGCAAAAGCAGATCCTAAAGTTGTAGCAAAGGAAGAAAAAAATAAAAAAACTAAAGAAGAAATTGCTGTAGAGCATGGCTTTGAAGAAATGATGGGACAGTTTAGTGAAGGCGGCATGTCTGACATTGATATACAAGCACAGGAATTTGCACAAGATGCAGTTGAAATGGCCAAAGACATTCAAAAAGATGATTATTACTTTAGTGATAGTACATACTTTGAATTTACTGATGGGCTAGACATGGACAATGACGCACTGATAGATCATGATTTGGTACAAGCAGTGTTAAGAGCACTTCCAAACGTTGATATGGAACCTGAAGAAATCAAGCAAGCAGTTGATGCACTAGCAAACATGAACATCGGAGAAGACAACGAAAAACCAAAAGGTTCATTTGAACCACACCCTGGTGCTTTTGACTGGGATGCTAACATGGACGATGATGACGAAGACAGCGAAGTAGACAAAATAACACCTAAAAAAGACAAAAAGACACCACTAGGTGAGTTTATTCTAAGTTACTTTGATAGAGAAAACGGTGTATTTCCAAAAGGCGAAACTGCTGTATTAACTATGGTAGAAAAAGATTACGGCGAAGAGTTTATTAATCCTGCTAAGTCATTCATTGAGCAAGTGTCAGCAAAGTTCGAAGAATATGAAATGCGTAATCAACCACAGCAAATGGAAACAGATAACGAAGAGTACGATAGAATACGCGAGTTAGCTGGACTAAGATAAATCCAATAATAAAGCATTTTATGCTTGACAAGATAAATAATATCGTGTAGTATGTAATAGTGCTACACATTTAGGCACACGACTTAAACAAAGACATAGGCAACATTATAGGAGGCACAACTATGGCATCATTAGCAGAAATTAGAGCAAAGCTCAAAGAACAAGAATCACGCACAGGCGGTAATATAGCAAGCAGCGGCGGTGATAACAGCGTTTACCCATTTTGGAATATTAAAGAAGGCGAAAGTTGTACTTTCCGTTTCCTTCCTGATGGCGATGCTGACAACACTTTCTTTTGGAAAGAACGTTTAGTAATTAAACTTCCGTTCCAAGGTATTAAAGGAGAGACAGATTCACGTCCGGTACAAGTACAAGTTCCGTGTATGGAAATGTACGGCGATTCCTGTCCAATTCTACAGGAAGTACGTGGTTGGTTTAAAGATCCATCATTAGAAGATATGGGTCGTAAATATTGGAAGAAACGTTCTTATATCTTCCAAGGATTTGTAACTGATAATCCACTAACAGAGGACACTACTCCTGAGAATCCAATTAGACGTTTTATTATCGGTCCTCAAATTTTTCAAATTATTAAACAAGCTCTTATGGATCCTGACATGGAAGAACTACCAACAGATTATACTGCTGGTGTAGACTTCCGCCTTAACAAAACATCAAAAGGTGGTTATGCAGACTACGGCACAAGCACATGGGCACGTAGAGAGCGTCCATTAGGCGATGCTGAAATGCAGGCTGTTAATACACATGGACTGTTTAATCTTAACGATTTTCTTCCTAAAAAACCAGATGCAAATGCATTAAAAGTAATGCAAGAAATGTTTGAGGCGTCCGTAGACGGTGAAGCATATGATGCAGATCGTTGGAGTAACTTCTTCCGTCCTGCAGGTATGCAAGCACGTACAGGCGATCCAATGAAAGCAGCATCACCACAAGCAACTGCTACAAGTCAAAGTGCGCCAGCCCCTGCTCCAGCAGCAGACCCACGCATGGATGACATTCCTTTTAAGTCAACTGAAGAAGCAGCAGCAGAAGCAGCACCAGCAGCAGCCGCTGAACCTGCAGGCGGAGCACAAGACATTCTTGCAATGATTCGTGCAAGACAATCTCAATCATAAAATCATGTGGGGGAGAAATCCCCTACACTTTGGCTTAATAAGGAGTAACTATGGCTAAATCATTTGATGTTAGTAAGTTCCGTAAGGACTTAACAAAAAGCATATCAGGCATGAGTACAGGCTTTAATGATCCAACTGATTGGATTAGCACAGGCTCATATGCACTGAACTATCTTATTAGCGGCGACTTTCACAAGGGTGTTCCGCTCGGTAAGGTAACTGTATTTGCAGGCGAATCAGGCGCAGGTAAATCTTACTTTTGTGCAGGTAATATTGTAAAACATGCACAAGAACAAGGCATCTTTGTAGTACTAATTGACTCAGAGAATGCACTTGACGAATCATGGCTACACGCACTAGATGTAGATACATCAGAAGAAAAACTACTTAAACTAAACATGAGTATGATTGATGACGTTGCTAAAACTATTAGTACGTTTATGTCAGACTATAAATCTATGGCAGAAGAAGATCGTCCAAAGGTACTATTTGTAGTTGACTCATTAGGTATGTTACTAACACCTACTGATATTGATCAGTTTAACAAAGGTGATATGAAAGGCGATATGGGGCGTAAGCCAAAGCAATTGACCGCACTTGTTCGTAACACTGTTAACATGATCGGTAGTTGTAATGTAGGCTTAGTATGTACTAATCACACTTATGCATCACAGGATATGTTTGATCCAGATGACAAGATTAGTGGCGGACAAGGCTTTATCTATGCATCTTCAATTGTTGTAGCAATGAAAAAGATGAAACTAAAAGAAGACGAGGCTGGTAACAAAATTTCAGAAGTACGTGGTATACGTGCAGGCTGTAAAGTTATGAAGACTCGTTATGCAAAACCGTTTGAAGGTGTACAAGTAAAGATTCCATATGAAACAGGTATGAATCCTTATAGTGGACTAGTAGAATTGTTTGAAAAGAAAGGCTTGCTAGAAAAGCAAGGCAATCGCTTAAAATATATTGACGTAAATGGTGAAGAACATCTTGATTATAGAAAGGCATGGACTGGCGCCAAGCTTGATATGATTATGAACCAATACGCAGAAAAACTTGCTCCTGTGCTAAATAACGACACAGCAGACGCAGACCTTATTGATGAAAGTGAGGAGGAGTCTGTATAAATGAGGAGCAACTCGAAAATGAATGAAGAACAAATAGCAGATATTTGGTCTTTGTTTAAAGAATATTTAGACAAGAAACAAATCGAACTAGCCGCCGAAAAGTACGTAGATCTTCTTGCTGACTATGGAGTAGATGATATAACACTTAAAGATTGTTTAGGTGTTGAGTCAAGTCTTGATGCAGCAATTCAATACTACTTAGCAGATGAAGACGATGAAGATGACGACCTAAACGAATGGGAAGACTAGATGGGCTGGTATAGTGCAGTTAGCAGGGATATTAACCAGATCCCTGCTGCTATACAATATTTTGAAACAGAACTTGTAGACGCAAAATTAGAAGTAAAACTAAAAGGTAATGTAGAACGTGCAGCGTCTGAAATGCCTGGTATAGTTGAACATCGTTTTAATCAGTTACAAGAACTAGAAGCAATTCTAAACTACTTAAATATTGAACTACGTAGACTACGCAGTTCTTTCTTTAAGAAATATCTAGAAAACTATCAACGGGCACTGTCTAGCCGTGACGTAGAAAAATACGTTGACGGCGAGGCAGATGTCGTTGATTATGAAAAGATTATCAACGAGTTTGCTCTTATGCGTAACAAATGGTTAGGTGTGCTAAAAGCACTTGATCAAAAGCAATGGCAGATTACAAACGTAGTTAAACTACGAGTAGCAGGTATGGAAGATGCCTCACTCTAACTATCTTTACACATCTGGAGATACAAAATACTTTCAAGAACACATAATACCTCTTATTAAAAGTGCAAAGTATCATGCTCCGTTTCTAAATTATCATGTACATGTGTACGATATGCAGAGTGCAGACTTTAGTTGGTGCCTTAAAAATAATGTAAAGATTACTTATAGCGAAACACCGTTAGAATATAAAGGTAAAGAAAAGGATTATTGGAGTAATCATAGATTTATTATTCTTGCTGGCGTATTACCATTAGATGCTAATGTACTATCGTTAGACGCTGATAGTATCTTTGTAAGATCAATTACAGAAACTCAATTTGAAAATGACTTTAGTAACTGCTGGATTACACATCGAAAGAATATGAAAAAAGGTCCCTTAGCAAGTGCAGTAGGATTCAAAGCAAATAAGCATAGTAGACATATGTTAAGACAACTATTATCAGGTAAAAGATTACAATGGTTTGATGATCAACGTGCATTAGACGAATTATTTAAACAAGGCATTTTTGATAAAATGGATTTAAAATATTCTGATTATGATATGATTTTACCTAAATCAATTGTTTGGACAGGCAAAGGCCCAAGAAAAGAATTAATAAAATTTAAAAATAAACAAGATTATTGGAACAATCAGATTAATTAATAAACTATAACATTACTGATAATTATTAGTATGGACATAGTAATTGTTACAGGGGGGTTCGATCCTCTTCACTCAGGTCATATAGCATATTTTGAAGCAGCATCTCGACATGGAAAAGAACTATGGGTAGGTGTTAATTCAGATGAATGGTTAACTCGTAAAAAAGGCAGACCGTTTATGCCATGGTCTGAACGCAGTAGTATTATAAAAGCATTGTCTTGTGTAGATAATGTATTTGCATTTGATGACAGTGACAATCATGCTGTAAATGCTATACGCTACGTTTTCGAAGCAAAGCCAGAAGCAAATGTAATATTTGCTAACGGCGGAGATCGACAAAAAGGTACCACACCAGAAGTAGAGTTTGCAAAGGAACTTATCGAAGAAGGTAAGATAGCATTTCTATTTGGTATAGGCGGAAACGATAAAAAGAATTCAAGCAGTTGGATACTAAGCGATTGGAAGTCTCCTAAGACAGAACGTCCTTGGGGATTTTACAGAGTGTTAGACACAGGACCAGGGTGGGCAGTAAAAGAACTTACGATAATGCCAGGAAAGAGTTTGTCAGATCAACGACATTATCATAGATCAGAACATTGGCATGTAGTACAAGGTACTGTTACTATTGATACTGATTGGAATAACATAAAACAGACCAGTGATGTACACCCGCAGCAAAGTTATGATATAGGCAAGTTAGTATGGCATCGTCCATATAATAACACAGACAAGCCTGTTAAGATTATCGAAACATGGTTTGGAGATATACTAGAAGAATCAGATATAGAACGGAGAGAAGAATGAAAGTATTTGTAGGATACGATTCGAGAGAAGATATTGCATATCAAGTGTGTAAGCACAGCATTTTAAACAAACAGCCTAATGCAACTGTTACTCCGTTGATTCAAAAAGAATTAAGAGAACAAGGTCGTTATACTCGTCCAGTAGACAAACTTGCGTCAACCGAATTTACATTTACACGTTTCTTAATACCAGAGTTATGTAACTTTGATGGTTGGGCATTATTTATGGATTGCGATATGATACTGCTTACAGATATCAAAGAACTATTTGACCAAGCAGATGATAAGTATGCAGTAATGTGTGCTCATCACGATTACACACCTAAAGAAGGCACAAAGATGGATGGACAAACACAAACAGTTTATCCACGTAAAAACTGGTCAAGTGTAATGTTACTAAATTGCGGACATCCTAGCAACAAAAAACTTACACAAGACTTAGTTAATGACGAAAGTATTACAGGTGCATACTTGCATAGATATAGTTGGCTAGATGATTCTGAAGTAGGTGAAATATCACACGAATGGAACTGGTTAGTAGGTTGGTACAAACAACCAGAAGACGGCAAGCCCAAACTGTTACACTACACTGAAGGCGGCCCGTGGTTTGAAAACTATCGTAATTGCGAATATCA